GGGCCTATCGGGCGAGATCTATTCGTGCGCGGCCTCTGCTACTCATCACGCTTCCTGACGGACGGATTCCTGCCGCGGGACATCGTGGCGGAATGGGTCAGGCCGCTCGGGCGCCATGGCATCGAGGCCGTGAGCAGGCTTCTCAAGCCGCCCTCAGGGTTTCAGTACGGCCTGTGGGAGGAGGCCGAAGGCGGATACCTGATCCACGACTACCTAGAATACAGCCCCTCGAAGCAGGCCGTTCTTGCCGAACGAGCGGCGGCCAGAGAGCGGAAGGACCGGTGGAAGGAACGCCGTTCGGAACGCCCGGCGGAACGGCATCCGGAACGTGACACAGAACAACGTTCGGAACGCAGTCCGGAACGCCGAGAGAACGGGAGTGGTTCGGATGCCCACGCGCGCGCGGTCTCCCGTCCCGTCCCGTCCCGTCCCGTCCCTGTAGAAGACCCCCGACCCCCACCGAGTGGGGGCGGTTCGCTACGCGAAGGGGAACCACCGGAGCGGGGCTCGCCGAGGCAGCTCGGAACCAACCCGAGGGCCCTCGGAACGAATCCGCGAGCGTTGCGCGAACAGGAACAGGAACCGCCGATCCAAACCGGGACCATCCGGTCCGACGCCGACCTGTCCCACTGGGAACAACCGCCGGAGCCGATCAGCGCGGAAGAGCTCGCCCAGATCCACGCCTCCGCGGTGAAGAACCCGCTCAAGCCGATGACCGAAGAGACGCCCGAACAACGCCGCGAACGGCTCCAGGCCCAGGCGCGCACACTCGCCGCGGGCGAGACGAAGTCCGAGGACGCATGAAGATCACTGGCCTGGAGATCCCGACGACCCAGAAGGATTTCGTCGCCGCGATCTGGACCCGCTGGCTCGACTCGGTTCGAAACATCCTCGACGTCGGCCGGATGCTCTCGGAGGCGAAGGCGAGACTGCAACACGGTGAGTTCCTCGAGATGGTCGAGCGGCAGCTCCCGTTCGGGCCGCGAGCCGCTCAAATGCTCATGGCCGTCGCTCAGAATCCGATCCTCTCAAACGCGAAATACATTTCGCATTTGCCGCCCTCCTGGGCGACGCTGTACGAGCTCTCCAGAGTCCCCGACGTGACGCTCCAGGCCGCGATCTCGGATGGCCGGATCCGGCCTGACCTCGCCCTCCACCAAGCCCAGAAGCTCTGGCGCGAGCTGCCGACCCGGGACCGCGCCGAGCTCTACGAGATCTTCGCCTGCGCGATCTGCGGCGAGCACAAGCTCAAGCCGGATGACACGCGGCCGTCGACGCTCGGTGAGGATCTCGAAGTACGCCCGAGGCTCTACGCCTGCGAGGCGTGCGGGAAGACGACGCTGACCGAGGAGCGCGTCGCGGGGCCGTTCGCGAAGAAGACCCTGCCGAAGACCTCGAGGCCCGTCGAAGGGGCCGTAGGCAAGGGCAGCGGGACAGGAGCGCCGCAAACTGAGCCCGCGTGAGCCAAGCCGTTGCGAACAACGCAAAATCAACTCTGAGCCTCGGCGGCGTGACGGGAAAGGGGTTCCTACCTGGCCGAAGCGGTAACCCTTCGGGCCGGCCGAAGAAGAAACCGCTCACCGACGCACTCGCGAAGCTCGCCGAGCGCAAGGTCCCGAAGGACGCGACCGGGATTCTCGCACCGCTGCGCGGTCAACGCTGGGCGGACGTGATGGCAGCCGGTCTCGCGACATCGGCAGCCGATGGCGACGCGAGCGCATTCCGCGAAGCGGCCGATCGTCTCGAAGGGAAAGTCGCGACGCCGATCACTGGAGGCGATGGCGAGCCGCTCATTCCCGCGCGCGACTCACTGACCGAGGAGGCGCTTCGGATCCTCGAGAAGATTCAGGCGAAGTTGAAGTGACAACGCGCACGAAACAGGTCTGGATCGCGGTGGGCCTGGCGCTGGCCGTCGTGTTGGTCTTTCGCTGCTGCTGGGTGAGCTGGCAACGTGAGCGCGGCAGCCAGACGGAGCGGGCCGGATTCACGCTCACCGGGCGAGTCGCGCCGACGGGCGATAGCACGATGACCGTCTACCCGATCACGATCGACCAGCCCGGGCCGTACTACATGGGCAGCCCGATTACCTTCACGGCGACATACGACAAGGATGCACGCCGCGGCAACCGGACGCCGCAGTTCCCGTACCATCCACAAGCGCAAGCCAACCTAACGCAGAACGGGCGCACGCTCGGGTACTGGATTGGTGACGCGGAGCAGAACGCGCAATCGGTAACGAATAACCACGACGGGACGTGGACGGCGGCAGGCATCGGCCCGATCCCGCTGAGCGTTCCTCTTGGGTGGGATACGACTAAGCCGGGAACAATCGGCTTCGTGATCGCCAACGTTAGGCAGAACAAGGACGGCTACCCGGTCTGGACGACTTACGCCTCCTGGGAGTTCGCGATTGAGGCAAGCCAGTGAGGGTCGCCGAACTCCTGCGCCCCGAGCACATCCCGCTGATGACGGACGCGGAGCTGCTCAAGTTCAACTCTCTCGCGCTCGCTGACGATCTTTCGCTCTACATGCGCGAGGCCTGGCCGATCGTCGAGCCGTCGACGCCGTTCATACCGGGCTGGCATATCGACGCGATCGCGGAGCACCTCGAGGCGGTGACGGCCGGCCAGATCCGTCGGCTCATCATCAACGTCCCGCCCGGCTTCACCAAGACGCTGACGACCTGCGTGATGTGGCCGACGTGGGAATGGGCGCGCGATCCGTCGTCGCGGTGGATCTTCACAACGCACGAGGTCGGGCTCGCGACGCGGGAGTCCGTGAAGCGCCGCGCCGTCATGTCCTCGGACTGGTTCCGCGCGCGCTGGCCGCACGTGATCTTCTCGACGGACCAGAACGTCAAGACGGAATTCCAGAATACCGCGAAGGGCGAGATGTTCTGCTGCGGCTTCGGAGGGTCGCCGACCGGTCATCACGGCTCGCGCATCGTGATCGACGATCCGCAGAATCCGAAGAAGGCCGGCTCGGACGTCGAGCGCGAAGCGGTGATCGAGTTCTGGCGCGGCTCGCTCTCGACGCGGTTCATTCCGCCGGCAACCGCGGCATGCGTGCTCATCATGCAGCGACTCCACGAGCGCGACCTGACGGGATACCTTCTGGCCGAAGAGCCCGGCGTTTGGACGCACCTGTCGCTGCCGATGGAGGCCACGACGCGGCAGACCGTCGTGCTGCCGTCCGGGCGCAAGATCGTGCGCGAGGAAGGCGAGCTGCTCTGCCCGGATCGGTTCGGCGCGGACCAGGTCGCGGCGCTCAAGGTCTCGCTCGGCTCCTACGGCGCGAGCGGCCAGCTCCAGCAGTCGCCGTCTCCCGCGGGCGGCGGGATGTTGAAGCGCGGATGGTGGAAGGAATACGCGGCGATCCCGGATGCGCTCGACGAGGTGATCCAATCCTGGGATTGTTCCTTTAAGGAAACGAAGGATTCCGATTTCGTCGTTGGCCAGGTCTGGGGCAAGAAGGGCGCGTCGGCCTACCTGCTCGACCAGGTGCGCGGCCGCATGGACTTCCCGACGACGTTGAAGGCGATCGAGGCGCTGTCGGCGAAGTGGCCCGCGGCGCTCGCCAAGTTGGTCGAGGACAAGGCGAACGGGCCCGCGGTGATCTCGACGCTGAAGACGAAGATCTCCGGCCTGATCGCAGTCGAGCCGCGCGGATCGAAGGAAGCGCGTGCCTCCGCCGTCTCGCCGGCGATCGAGGCGGGCAACGTCTTCCTGCCCGCGCCGGCGCTCGCGCACTGGGTCGGGGATTTCATCGAGGAGTGCGCGGTCTTCCCGCGCGGCGCGAACGACGACCAGGTGGACGCGATGACGCAGGCGCTCGATCGACTGCTGGCCGGCAACGCCTGGGCAGACTGGGCCGAACGCAAGGCGCGCGAAGTCGCGGAGCAGGCCGCGTGAGGGTGCTCTTTCGCCATGCCCGCGGCCGCCTTCCCATCTCTATCCCGTTGCTCTGCGCCCGCTGCTCCCGCGGCGATCACTCCCGGCGCCATTCCGCAATCGGCTGCACGGAGCCGGTGATGCTGCCGCCCTACGATCTGGTCTGCCGATGCGAGGAGCCGCGAAAGCTCGAGGTGCGGATCCATGCCTAGCCGGGCCGGTGTCGAAGGAACGGAGATTCCGCAGGGCATCATCGCGCGGGCGCTCGCGGCGATCGGCGGCACGGCGCGCGATGCGGTCAGGGGATGGCAGACCGGCTGGTTCGGTCCGGGCGTGCCGATGGCGCAGGCGATCCCGGACGATGCGGGCTATCCGCGCCGGATGGAATATCCGGTCGGCTGGAACGCGATCCGCAACCCGCAGGCGAGGGACATCGGGAGCCCGTCATTCCCGGAGCTGCGCGCGCTGTCCAACCTGAACACCTACACGCGGCTCGCGATCGAGACGTGCAAGGACGAGGTCTCGAAGGTCTCCTTCGCCTTCCGACCGAAGCGGATGAAGGGCGAATCGCTCGCGTCCGTCTCGAAGCGCAAGAACGATCCGCGCATCGCGATGCTCAACCAGTTCTTCGAGTACCCCGGTCGCGCGATTCATTACCCGGAGAACCCCGACGACGGCCCGCCGCAGGTCGTCGACTGCGACTGGGACACCTGGCTGCGTGAGTTCCTCGAGGACGTCTTCGTGATCGACGCGCCGGCGGTCAACATCGTCCGGAACGTCAACACGGATGCGGATCCCCGCGGCGGCATTTACTCGCTCGACGTGATCGACGGCGCCACAATCAAGCCGATCCTGGACAGGTACGGCAACGCGACGTCGTACCAGCAGTGGCTCTACGGCGTGCCGGGCAAGATCTTGGGGCCCGACCAGCTGTACTACCGCCCGCGCAATCCGCGAACGAGCAAAGTCTACGGCTTCTCCCAGGTGGAGCAGATTCTCGTGATCGTGAACATCATGCTGCGCCGGCTCTCGCTCCAGCTCGCGCACTACACCGACGGGAACATTCCCGAGGCGCTCATCAAGGCGCCGGAGAGCTGGGGTCCCGACCAGGTCGAGAAGTTCCAGAAGGGCTTCGACGCCTACTTCGCCGGCTCATCCAGGGCGCGCGCGAAGCTGACGTGGATCCCCAGCGGCGGCGGCGACATCAAGCTGACGAAGGTCGAGTCCCTCAAGACCGAGGAAGACGAGTGGTGGGTCCGGGTCAACCAGTACGCCTTCTCGCTTTCGGCGCAGTGGGCCTCGCGGATGATGAACCGGGCGACGGCCGAGACGGCCCAGGAGACGGCGAAAGAGCAAGGCCTGATGCCGACGTTGAACTACGTCGCCTCGTCGCTGACTGGGCTCGTGCGGCGTGTCTGGAGATGGGACGACATCGAGGCCGCGTCGGAGTTCGAGCAGGACGTCAACGCGCTCGACCAGGCCGAGGTGGACAAGACCTATGTCTCGATCGGCGCGCTGTCGCTGAACGAGGTGCGCGAGAAGATCGGAAAGGATCCGATCCCGGGCGGCGACCAGCACCTGGTCTACACGCCGCAGGGGCCGATGCCGCTGCCAGGCGAAGGTCCCGCGCCGGAGCAGATCGACGGAGGCCAGAAGCTCCTGACCGATGGGAAGGCGCCGGCGCCCGCCGACGGCAAGCAACCAGAAGAGCCTCCCGCGCGTGCCCGCAAGAGCTACGTTGCGGACCAGCTCGCGCGGCAGGATTACAAGATCGGCCAGCTCGAGAAGCGGCTTCGGCGGAGCGCCTGAATGGCCGGCAAAGCGAAGCGGAAGGCCGTCACCGTAACCGGCGCATCCCGTACCGCAGCCGTCAGGAAGCACCTCGAGGCCCTGCGCGGCCGCATCGAGACCTTCTTGCGCTGGCAGGGCGGCCGGATCGCTCACAAGGCCGCGGAGCTCTACGCCGCCGCGACCAAGAGCGACGAGGACAAGATCAAGCGCATCCTGGGCGACCTCCCGCTCGACTGGGACGACCTGTCCGGGGAGATTCGCTCCGCGCTGATCGCGATCTACCTCGAGGGCGGCAAGGCGGCGATCGAGAAGCTCGACGTCGAGGAGAGCGCGGGCTTCTGGGACAAGTTGAACGCCGAGGCGCTCGACTACGCCGAGAAGCGCGGCGCGGAGCTCGTCGGCAAGAAGCTCGTCGACGGGGAGCTCGTGGACAACCCGCGCGCGGAATACGCGATCACCGATACGACCCGCGACGGCCTGCGCGACCTGATCGCCAAAGCGTTCGACGAGGGCATGACGCCGCAGGAACTCTCCGACGCGATCCAGGACGCCTATGACTTCAGCGGGGCGCGTGCCGACGTGATCGCCCGGACGGAGCTGTCCTTCGCGCATGTCGAAGGGGAGCTTGAGGCGATGAAGCGCAGCGGTGTCGTGAGCGGCAAATCGCTTTTGCTCTCCGACAGCCACGAAATCGAAGACGACTGCGATGACGCGGAGGCGCAGGGCGTCGTGGATTTGGGTGACGACTCGATTGACCCGCCCCTTCACCCTGGCTGCGAGTGCTCGCTCACCTACGAAGTCGAGGAAGAGGAGGAGGCCGCGTGAGGCCGGTCGCCTCCTGGATGATCCTCGGCATCATCGGCTACTTCGCCGGCGTCGTGACGGCGCGTCTGTGGCCAGCTTGGCCGCGGAGGAGTTGGCACGCGAAGCAAGATTTCAAGCTGGATCAAATCCTGATCCATCTGGCCGGGCTCAGAGCCCAAGGAGAAAGAGCAATGGCGAAACTCACGGAGGTTCAGGCGGCCCTGGCCGCGCTCAGCACGAAGGCGGACGATCTCGGCACGCAGATCACCACCGTCAACACCAACATCACCGACGCCAAGTCGGCGCTCGACGCCGAGATCGCCCGGGTCGAGGCGCTCATCGCGGCGGGCTCGGGCGCGGCGACGGAGGCCGACCTGCAGGGCTTGCTCGACAACATGACGGCCGTCAGCGGCAAGCTCGACACGGCGAGCACCGGAGCGGCGACGGCAGCGGAAACGGCCACGGCGATCAGTTCGGAAGCAGCGGGCGAGCGGCCGTAGTCTGTGGATGCCGCCCAGGTGATTCAGTTCTCCCCGCAAGGCCGAACGATCGTCGCGTCCCTGCGCGCGATGCTCGAAAGTGCCGAGCGGGGAGAGCTGACCTGCCTGATCGCCGTCGGCGGAATGTCAAACGGCGATGTCGGCGGCGCGTTCTGCGGCGGTGATGGCGTCCTGGCCGTGTTGGGCGAGCTCCGGATCATCGAAGCCCGAGCGGTGGAGTTCATCAAGGCGCTCAACCAGGGGCGGCTGTGAAAAGGAGGGTTCAATGGGACTAATCCTGCTGATCCTCGTGATCGTGCTTCTTCTCGGCGCGCTTCCGGCATGGCCCTACTCCCGCGCGTGGGGTCCCGGCCCGAGCGGCCTGATCGGGATCATCCTGCTCGTCCTGCTGATCCTGTTGCTGGCCGGGCGGCTGCACCTGTGAGGGGCGCGCGCGCGAAAGCGCTCCGGCGCGATCTCCGCAAGATGGCTCCGCGCGGAACGCCGCCGCGCGTCTGGAGGTTGCTCAAGGCGTCCTACCGAAAGGCGAAGAAAGGGGGGAGACCGTGACCTTCACCATCGCGCTCGTTCTTTTCATCATCTGCGTCGTTCTGGCCTTCGTGTTCGCGCCGGCGACGACCCTGCTCTGCATCCTGGCGGCGTTCCTGGTCGTGATGTACGTGCTGCCCGAGGTGCCCTGGCTGGCGATCGCCGCGGCGACATGGCTCTTACTGCAGTTGATTGCCGGGCTCCATTCGGTCATCGCGGCCTCGAGCAGGCCGGCTTCATAGAGCACTCTCTCGACCCGGCGTAATCCGGGATGCTCTTTTCACCTCAGACCTTCCTAGGCCCGGTCAGACGCACAGCTGGCCGGGCTTCTTTTTGGCCGAGTCAGAGGTAGAATTCCAGCATGGACAGTCCAAGCACTCGGTCCGTGTTACTAACCATCTGGCGCAGTGCGGGCGCTGCCGCGCTAATCTTGGGCTGCATCTTCGAAGCGTTCGAAATCCCCGATAACGAGGCCACAGCGGCGCTCAAAGAGGGCGGTCTGCGAATGATGCAGGGCCTTTGGCCTGTGGCGCAATGAGTCGCTGTTGTTTCCTGAAAGCCATCATCTGGCCATGCCCACAGCCGAACTGATCTAACCCGCCTCCTTCCCCTTCGACGGGCGCACTCCTGTTGCGCCTACCTCTCCCCGCCCCGACTCTGTACGCGAAGAATCCATGCAAAGAGAACCGCTCCGCAAGGAAGCCCTCGCTGTAGGCGATCGCACGTCGGTTTTCTGCCCCATCTTCAAGATCGACGAGGAGAAGGGCGAAGTCTGGGGCTACATGGCCGAAGAGGCCCCGGATCGTCAGCGCGAGATCCTCGATTACGCGAAGGCGAAACCGCAGATCCAAAAGTGGTCCGACTCGCAGAAGGAAGCGAGCGGCGGCAAGTCACTCGGCAACGTGCGCGGGATGCACGGGAAGAACGCGGCCGGCGTCGTCACGCACGTCGAGTTCTTGGACGGCGAGAAGCGGGTCCACATCGGGACGAAGATCGTCGACCCGCTCGAGCTCCAGAAAGCGAAGACCGGCGTTTATACCGGCTTCTCGCTCGGCGGCTCATACGCAGAGAAGTGGAAAGACGGCGACCTGACGCGCTACGTCCCAGAGGTTCAGGAAGTCTCGCTCGTCGACCGGCCTGCGATGCCCGGCGCGACGTTCACGGCGATCAAGGCGGACGGGACGTCCGAAGAGCGCCCGCTCGTCGGACGACAGCCAAAACAGGTCTGGGCGTGCGGCGCCGAAGAGGGCTGCGAGCACGAGACGAAGGCGGAAGCCACGAAGTGCGACGGCTCGCCGATCGTCGAGAAGCGCGAGTTCTCCCAGAAGCAGCGGGACAAGGCCGCGGAGTCCGGCGCAGCGCTTCCCGATGGCTCATACCCGATCGAGAACAAATCCGACCTGAAGAACGCGATCCAGGCCTTCGGCCGCGCCAAGGACAAGGCGAAAGTCAAGGCCCACATCAAGAGCCGCGCGAAAGCGCTCGGGGCGACCGACATGCTCCCGGACGACTGGAAAAAGGCCGCGCCGTCCGAGTCGCTCAAGAAGTGCCTCTACCAGGTCTCGCAGCTCGCGATGGCGATCGAGTCGGTCGAGTGGGTGCACGACTTCGAAGAGGCCGAGACGGCGCGCGAAGGCGACAACTCGGAAGTCCCCGACAAGCTGAAGGCGGGGATCTCCGCGCTCTACGACGCGCTCGTGACGATGGCTACGGAAGAGGCCGGAGAGTGGGAAGACGAAGAGGGCGAGGAGATGGCGATGGCCGTCGCCTCCGTCCTCGAAAAGATCACCGCAAAACCGGGACGGCTGCGCGAGCTTCTCGCAAAGCGCGCCGACGAACAGGAGGACACGATGAAGCCCGAGGAATTCCAGAAGATCGTCGGCGACTCGCAGGCGGAATTGAAGAAGGCCTTCACGGAGAGCATCGGCGAGCTCGGCAAGACGATGGCCACCAACGAGGAGGCGAGCAAAAAGCGGTTCGAGAAGATCGAGGCGGACCTGAAGCTCGTCAAGGACAACACGCCAAAGCTCGAAGACCGGATCGCCAAGCGCGAGACGGTCGCGAAGACCGACGACACCCGGGACACCGACACGAAGCCGCCCGAGAAGGCCGAGAAGGACATGACCGCGCTGGAACTGACCAAGCGCGCGCTGAGACCCGAAAACGTCCGGATCCTCCAGTAGGACAGGGCAAAAAGGAGAGCCAAGACCATGAGCGCAACAGCCGAAACCATCGCGTTGTTCAAGGAGGCGCTGGCGACCGCGGATCCCGCCCTTCTGAAGGCCTTTACGCAGCCTTCCACCGCGACGAGCGGGCTCGCGTCCTACTCGCTGGAGGCGCCGTCCAAGAAGCTCGTCCCGTTCCCATCGCCCTTGCGCAATTCGATCCCGCGAAAGAGCGCCGCGGCCCAGGGAGGCATCCAGGCCAACTGGCGCGCCATCACTGCGGTCGACACGGGCAACATGGACGGCAGCGTCGCGGAAGGCAAGCGCGGCGGGGTCGTCACGGCCGGCGAGACGGACTACCTCGCGGCCTTCCGTGGGATCGGCCTCGAGGACTCGGTCACTTTCGAAGCGGAATACGCCGCGCAGGGATTCGAGGACATCCGGGCGACGGCGACGAACATGCTGCTGTCGACCGTCATGTCGCGCGTCGAGGAGCCCCTGATCCTCGGCGGCCTGGGGACCTGGGCGCTCGGCATCACACCGACACCCGTCGGCACGCTCGTGACCGGCGCCGGTTCCATGACACCGCAGGCGACCCTGTGCTACTGCGTCGCCCTGACGCTGGCCGGGTATCGGCGCTCGACAGTCGCCGGCGGCCTTCCGGGGCAGATCACGCGCACCAACGCCGACGGCACGACGGACACGGTCAACGGCGGCAACGCGCAGGTTTCGGCGGTCTCCAACACGGTCACGACGACGGGCGGCAACCTGTCGGTCATCTGGACCGTCGCAGCCGTTCCGGGCGCCTACGCTTACGCCTGGTACACGGGCCCGACGGGCGCCTCGACCTGCGTGCTGACGGCGATCACGACCGTCAACAAGTTCACTCAGACGTTGGACGGCACCGGAACCCAGGCGGCCAACGACGCGAAGCTCGCGGCCGACTACTCCCGCAACACCCTCGCATTCGACGGCCTGACCTCGATCGCGGCCAAGAGCGGCTCCAACGCCTACTACCGCTCTCTTGACGGCGCGGACCTGACGGCGGACAACGCCGGCGGCATCACGGAGTGGGACACCCTGCTCGCCGCAATGTACGGCACCGGCACGCCCTCCTCGTTGCTGCTTTCGCCCAACGAGGTCTGGATCTCGGCGGCGGACGCTGTGAAGATCTCCGCGAAGATCCTGCACGGATCGGCCACGGTCTACCCGTTCTTCCAGGTCGGCATCCAGGACGGCCAAGCGACGGTCGCCGGCGGCGGCAAGATCGTCAAGAGCTACCTGAACAAGATCACCGGGGACGAGATCGCGATTCGCACCCATCCCTACGTGACGAGCGGGAAGAACATCTTCGTGACGCGCCAGTTGCCCTATCCGCTGTCGGGTGTGGCCGACGTCGTCCGGATCCTGACGCGGCAGGAGTACTACCAGATCGACTGGCCGCTCGTGACCCGCAAGCGGCAGTTCGGCGTCTACGCGGACGAGGTGCTCCAGCACTACTTCCCGCCGTCGCTCGGAATTCTGGACAACTCGGTCCCGGCGTAGTCGAAGGAACAGAGGAGCAACCAGGGGCCGCTCGCGACCTGAACGCAAAAGGCCGAGCGGCCCTTTCGCCCTGAAGGAGGCCGCATATGTCAGAACACTTTCCCACGGCCGACGACCAGAGGAAGAACAAGAAGGCGCCCGTCCCGGAGGTCCCGAAGAAGGAAGAGCCGGTCGAGACGGAGGAGCAGAAGGCCGAACGCGAGAGGCCGCAGAAGAAGAAGTAACGGATGCCGGATCTCACGACAGTCGCGGCGGTGAAGGCCTGGCTCGGGGAGATTCCCAACGGGGAAATCCTCGAGGCGAAGCCGCTCACGGGCGGTACGGGCTATCACGCCGCGACAACGACGCTCGCCCTGACCGGAGTTCTCGGCCAGGGGACCGACTTCGGCGCGGATCCGATCATCCAGGGCGGCGCGATCGTCTCGGTCGTGATCCGGAATCCCGGGAAGCTCTATCTCAAGGACTCGCCGCCGACGCTCGTCGCGACGGACACGGACGTCTCGCCGGGGAGCGGGGCGACATTCTCGCTCAACATCGCGGCGATCGACGGCTCGAAGGACGCGCTGCTGGCCCGGCTCGTCGCGGCCGCATCGGCATTCTTCTACCAGCGGTGCAGCCGGTCGGTGCTCATCGGGCCCGTCTCCGTCACCGAGAGGAGGAATGGCCACTTCGGGCAGCGGTACATCGTGACGATCGAATCGCCGGTGACGGCGGTTTCTTCAGTCGAGGTCGACGACGTCGCGATCACCGCGTCCAACGGGTCGCGTCTGCCGGGCTACGGATTCGACGCGGACGGAGTCTTCCTGCGCGGCTCGTGCTTCGCGGAGGGGTTCTCAAACGTGAGGATCGTCTACACGGCGGGCTACACGGCCGGATCGCCGGAGGCCGCCATGATTGAGCAGGCCGTTATCGAGCTCGTCGGCACGAAGTATCGGCGCCGGAGCCACATCGATGAGATCAGCCGGGCAATCGGCGGCGGCGGCGCCCAGACGGTGACCTTCTCGCAGCGGGACGTCCCGGCCGAAGTCCAGACCGTCATTTCGAAGTTTCAGCGCCCGATGCTATTTGGAGTATGAAAAAGACATTCCTGGCGATCCTGCTGTTCCTGGCGAGTGCCGCTCTGGCGCGAGCCGCGGTGACGGTGGACGCCTCCTCCTCCACGAGCAGCGCGTCGGCCTCTTCGCTCACCTGGTCCCATACCGTGAGCACGGGCTCGAACCGCCTTCTCGTCGTCGGCGTCTCCTGCCGGAACGGGGTCTGCAACCCCTCGGGGGTGACGTTCGGGGGCGTGGCGCTGACCAAGCTCGGGCAGTCCAACTTCAACGCGGACGTGAGCGTGTGGTATCTCGTGAACCCGGCCGTCTCGTCCGCGAACATCGTCGCGACCTTCGCCTCGGCGGACGTTTCCGTGGGCGGCGCGACCTCGTTCTTCGGCGTGGACCAGTCCACGCCGTTCGGGACAGCAACGGGCACTCATAGCACGAGCTCGACAATCACCTCGGCGAATTACACGGCGCCGGCGAACGGGCAGGTGATAGTCGCCGCAAGCTGCGTCACCGGCGTCACGCTCACCCCCAACATGACCTCACAGTGGAACGTGACGGCTAACGACATGGCCGGAGGCGGACAGACCAGGACGACGACCGGGAATCTGACCTGGGGCGCGAGCGGCTCCGTAGCTTACGACACGGAGGGCGCGCCGATCAACGCGGCGGCCGTGCCGACTGACACGCCGACAAATACTCCGACCAATACGCCGACTAGCACTCCGACGAATACCCCGACTAATACGCCGACGAACACACCCACACCGACCGTGACGCCGACGCCGACCATCACGAACACGCCGACGCGAACGAATACCCCGACGAGGACTCCCACGCCGACGTGGACCAACACGGCTACGAGGACGCCGACTTGGACGCCCTCCAACACGCCGACGAAGACCGTCACGCCGACTCCGACGATCACCAGGACGCCGACGAACGGCATCTTCCGGAGCTCCTCGCTCGATCCGCCGCTCCTTATCGTCATCGACTGGCGCACCGCGGCGATCGTCGAAACGCTCCCGCCCTCGCCGCACGACGGCCAGGCGGTCTACATCAAGAACTCCGGCACCCTGCCGGTTCTCTTCCTCGGTGCGCCGCGGACTGGCGGCGTGAGCGACCGAATCGACCACGGGGCGAGCGTCTCCGTGCCGGCCGGCGCTGGCCTGCTGCTCGTCTGGTCTCAGCAGGACTTCGAGTGGGAGATCATCTCGCCCAACTGGCCGACTCCGACGGTGACGCCGTGAGCGACTTCATCACGATCACGCTCGACAGTAGCCGGATCGTCGCGAGGGCCTCGCAGTTGATCCCGCGGCTCGGTCGGAGCCTGCGCCTCCAGGTCGCAGCGGCCGTCGTCGAGCTCCAGAACTACATCCGCGGCGAGAAGCTCTCGGGCCAGGTGCTCCACGTCCAGACCGGGAACCTTCGCAACGCCGTGCGCGCCTACCCGCCCGCGAATGAAAGCTTCCCGATCGAAGGTCGCGTCGCGGTGGACCGCTCTGCGCCGTATGGCCGGATGCAGGAAGATGGGACCGCGCCGCACGAGATTGTCCCGGTCCGAGCGAAGGCGCTCCGCTTCATGGTCGGCGGTGACGTCCGATTCGCGATGCGGGTGCACCATCCCGGGACGCGACCGCATCCCTTCATGTTGCCGTCGCTCTCAGAGCGGCGAGAGTCGATCATCGCCCGGCTGCGCGCCGGAGTGAGCGATGCCCTCAAGAGCGAATGAGCGCGGAGCCTGGCCGTGCCAGCGAGGTCTGATCTCTTCCCAATCTGCTCCGACCTTGCCACGCGCGCAGGCATCAAGACGGTCTGGAGAGGATGGCTTTTCCCATGCGAATTGAAGCTCGGGCCAGAGCAGTACCCGGCGATGGGCTTCCGGCCGATGGAGGAGGGCGTCGTCTCCGGGAGCGAAGGCTTCGCGCTTGCCGGGTCGCTCGACCTGGATGTCTGGATCTTCCACGGCAAGGAAGGGATCGACGACCTGGTGCTGAACCCGCAGGCGTTGAAGCCGCTGGACGACCTGCACGACGCGCTCCTGGATCACCTTTCCGACAGCTACCCGGAGATCCATTCGCAGACGATCAGCATGATCGCGGACGAGTCGCGCGGCTGGACGCCTTACTGGTGGTACATCGAGTCGCCACACGCCGGCGCGACCCTGCGCGTCAATTACCGGATGGGCTACGCGCCCAAAGCCCACTGAAGGAGGCCTGAATGGCTACCGTTGACCTGCAGCTCAACCGCGGCTACGTCATTTCCGGGATGGAGATCGCGGCCACGGGCGGCCCCTACACCGTCTCCTCCGGCGGCAAGATCACGGTCGACACGACCAACGAGTCCGCCGTCAAGACCGACCTCGGATCGCTCGTCGCGGACTCGCCCGCATCCGTCGTCTACCCCGTACCCTTCTCGAAAGTCTTCGGGGCGGTCGACCTGTCCGTCGGGACGAAGCAGACGCTCTTCACGGTCCCCACCGGAAAGACCGCGATCATCCAGAGAGTCGTCCTGCGCGCCGCCTCGGCCTCGCTGGCGACCGCCTCCGTCGGATTCGGCTTCGACACGAACGCTTCGGACGTGATCGCCTCCGCGACGCATACGGAGCTGACCGGAGCGACCCTGGAGACCGAAATCCCGGCGATGGACGGCGCGAAGGCCGGCGCGGCTGCCGCCGTCTTCGGCATCAAGGCCACGGTGACTCAGAACGCGACGGTGACTGTCGACGTCCACGGGTACTACGTCTAGCCGCGCGAGAGAAAGAGAAAAAGGAGAACGACAATGGCCCTCACGGTTCCCGATTATGTGATGAACCAGAAGAACATCGTCCAGGGGCCGGGGCTCGCCTACTACGCGCCCTACGTCACCGCGGGCGGCGATCCGGCTACGGCCGACATCGTTTCGGTCGGCCTCTTCTCTGAAGACGGGATCGAGTTCGGCCACAAGATCACCTTCTCGCACGTCAAGAGCGACCAGTCCACCTGGCCCGTCGACACCTTCGTCACGGACCAGGAGATGAAGATCAAGCTCACGCTGCAGGAGATGAGCCCGACGAACATGCTGATCGGCATGGGCCTTCAGGCCGGCGCACTCGCCGCGGGGCCACCGGCCGTCATTTCCTTCGGGGAGTTCTTCGACATCATCGCCGCGGCTTCGACGCCGTCGACCCGGATCGAGTTCCGCCACTGGATCATGCGGCTTCCCTCGGCTGGCTTCGACCAGGGGACGACGCCGAAGGCGGGATGGGCGTACCTGCAGCTCTTCAAGGCGGCGGTCACGGCGCACTCCGCTCCGAAGGTCGGGAAGAAGCATCTGTTGACGCTCCAAGTCGAAATCGAGGGCTTCGCGGACAGCTCGGTCGCAGACGCACAGGGCAACGTCGGGAAACTGACCTTCGCGACTCCGGGGGTCTAGTGCCGCCCGGGCCGCCCCGCCCGAACTGGTTTCACCAGACGATCAAGGTTTCGATCGGGGGCGTCGAGTACGTCTTCCAGACGCTCTCGCTCTTCGACGTCTGGACGATCTGGCCGTACCTGGCGCCGATGAAGACCGCGCTCGAGCGCGGGAAGCCGCTCGACCTTTCCGATCACATCATCGCCGTGCTGGAAATCCTGAATCCCGTCCTGGCGGCCCGGTTAAAGGACCCAAAAGACGAGATCAGGAGCCAGTTCAACTCGTCGCACGTCGATCTGCTCATCAACTTCTACGAGCGGCAGGACTGGAGCCGGATCCTCGCGCTCGTCGCCAAGACGACTGCGATTGAAGCGGAGGCGGCAGGGACGGACCCAGACGAGGCGCACCAGACCTTCGTCCTGATCTGCTCGGCCGCGGCGCGCCACTCCAACATGTCGCTGACCGATTTCATCCGCCAACGGTTCGAGTTCGCGGCCGACCAGATTATTGCGCTGCATCACCAGGCGGAGCGGGCCCGAGAAGAGGCCGACGACGGTAGGGCTCACTCCTGGCGCGAGGCGACGATGAAGCTCGCCGCGACGTTCGGGACGAAGCCCATCGCCACGCCAGAAGACAAGCAGCCCGAGTGGATGCGGGCGATGAACAAGGTCCGAGTGAATTAACCGATGCCGGATACCAGTCTGGACATCCTGATCCGCGCCATCCTCGATGCGAAGGGCTTCGAGGATCTGAAGGCGCGCCTCCAGGAGGCCGCAACCGGCGCGCAGCAGGCGAAGGAGGGGACGAGCGAGTTCTCCGGCGCCATCGAGGGCATGGCCGAGAAGCTCGCCATCGGGGCAGGCGCGGCCTTGAGTGCCGCCGCGGCCATCGCCTTCCTCAAGGATTCCTTCACCGCATTCGTCCAGGGCGAGCGGCTCATCACCCAATACGAGGCGGCCAACGAGGTCCTGGGCGGCCAGCTCGGGAAGAACACTGCGGCCAACAAGGAATGGCTCATCTCGCTCGAGCTGCAGTCGGGCCTGCTCAAGGAAGACCTGATCCCGAGTTACATCCGCTTCGTCGCCGTCTCTCAGGACGTCTCGGAAGCCCAGCGACTCACGCAAATCGCCGCGAACGCCGCCAAGGCCGGGCTCGGCGACGTCACGCTCATCACTCAGGCGCTCTTGAAGTATTGGGAAACCGGCGTCTTCACGCTTCGTGGCGGCGGCGCGGCGCTCAAGGCTCTCGCGGGCGATGCGAAGGACACGGCGACCGGCGTCGCGAACCTCGAGAAGAATGTCAAGGACTTAGCCGACCGGATCGACAACACGGCCCTCCGGATCGCGCAGGCTCGGGTGCGCTGGACCGAGACGAAGGAGGCCGTCGGCGAGCTCGGGAAGACGTTCGTCGAGTATCTGGTCCCGGCCCTGAAGGTTGTTTCTGAGGTTATCGCCGGCCTGAACATCTTCACTCAGGAGGTCATCGGGCGGTTCAAGAGTCTCGCCTTCGCCGGCGGCCAGATCTTCAAGGCGCTGTCGCTGGCGATCCAGGGCGATTTCAAGGGCGCGATGGCGGCCGTGACGGGCATCGCGGACGGCGCTGACCGGATCATGACGATCGCGCGTCTCAATGCCGCCGCCTTCACGCTACAGATCGACCAGATCTGGAGCGACGCCAAGGCGAGGCTCAATGAAGAGGGCGGCCCATTACATCCGCCGCCGCAGGCCGGCAAAGAGCTCAAGGCCCTCACCGAGAAGTACGAGATCCTCGCAAAGAACGCCGTCAAGTGGGGCATGGACGCGACCGAGGCGCACCTCGCCGTCCTGAAGGTCTACCTGCAGATGGCGAACGATCCCGCCGTCGCGAAGTTCCCGAAGCTGCAGGCGGAAGCAAACGAGAGGCTCGTCCAGACCGTCAATGCCCTGGGTCACGCCGTCGCGAGCGAGCGCGCGCTCGAGGTCGAGTGGAGCAAGAAGCTCGAAAAGCAAAACGACGAGGCCGCGAAGAAGTGGCTCGAGGCTGAGACCAAACGAATCGCGCAGTTCCGGAAGGACCGCGACCTCGAGGTCAAGGAGAGGATCGACGCCTACAAGCTCGAGCACCAGCAGGACGGGGAGTACACGGTCCAGTACCTCGCCTTCCTGCAGTCCCAGCTCGCCGGATTCGCCGGCACGGAGACGGAGAAGCGGAACCTGATGCGCGAGACGAGCCGCATCCGGGTCGGGCTTCTCATGGCAGAGCGCGCCGCCGCAAACGCCGCGGCGAATGAAGCCGTGACCCAGCTCGGCGAGCTCTTCGGCATCCAGAAGGAAGTCTCGATCGCCAACGCGCTCATCAATACCTACCTCGGCGCGACCCGAGCGCTGGCCGACTACGCCTACCCGTACTCGCTCATCGTCGCGGCGCTGACGATCGTCGCTGGCCTGGCCCAGGTCGCGAACATCGAGAAGACCGGATCGGCGAGCGGCTCGTTCACGGCGTTCGGCCAGAGCAGCGGCGGCGGGGGATCCTTCGGCTTCGATAACCCTGAGAACGACTTCGCGGCTGTCGTCGGCGGCAGGAAATGGGCGCGGGACATGGTGGACCACTACTCACAGGGCGCCGCGGCGGGCTTCTCCGAGGGAGTGCGAGCCGGCGGCGGCGGCTCGAGCGTCTCTAACGTCACGAATAGAGGCGGCGATCGCTCAATACACATCACGATCCAGGGCGGCGTACTCGGCAACGACGACGCCTCCGCGCGGGTCTTCGCGAAGCGCCTACTGCCGTATCTGAACCGCCTCGACAGCCAGCGGACGATCCGATGAGCACCCTCTATTCCCTCCGCGTCCTCCCACACTTCCTGCACGGTGCCTGGCAGGACGTCACCGACACGCTCGACGTCGACAAGCTCCCCTCGATCTCCGTCGCAGCCGAGCGAACGGACCTACCGTTGACCGCCTCGGCTTCCGACTTGAGCCTGACCGTCTCGAACGACGGCCGATGGGACCGCATCTTCGACGTCTCGCGGATCATCGGCCTGCTGCCGCCGACGGAAGGGGAGACGATCCTCGCCCCGGTCGCGCACTACGGAAAGATTCTCTTCTGCCGAAAGAAGACCTACCTCTCCAAGTGGGCGGTCGCATTCTTCGGCTTTGTTGACCCGATCTCCGTCAAGTTCAACCGGGACGCGCGTACGGTTACCTTCACGGCCTACTCCGTCTCGAAGCTCCTCGAGCTCGGCAACGCGGAGCGGGTCAACCGCTTCTCCGACCGCGACCCGACGAAGGGCGCGCGCCCCTTCCTCGTCTACGGCTACTTGACGCACCCCGTCTCGCCGCCCGGCTCGCCGACGCCCAATATCACGGACGATCGGTGGTGGAAGGTCACCGGCCTCGCCCCGAACGCGGTCTATATCGGCGACCAATTCAAGCCGGTGCATCTCGTCCCCTGGGCGCCCGACGTCCCGACCGTGACCTACGAGGACACGACCTTCACGGTGTCGGCCGTCTCCCCGGTCGACGCGGACGTCTACTTCCAGACGAAGGAGGCCTCGGGGCTAATCCTGGGCTCCGGGACGCTCTCCTCCGCGATCATGGAGTACGTCAACCCCTGGTATCACTCACGGAAGTGGGAGGACCTCGTCGTCGACCTGATCGCGGAGGTCAACGCGGCCCTCGCGCAGCTCGGTGCCTCCGACGTCGTCACGGTCGAGACGGCTAACCTTCCGCTCCTGCCGGCCGGTCGGACGATCTTCGCCGAGCCGATCAACATGAGCGACGTCTTTCCGCCGATCTCCGGCGTCGCCTACCAACAGAACAGCGGGACGAAGTACCTCCTCTACTCGCGGCAGTCGCAGCTCTTCGGCAAGAGCGACATCCTCGGCGTGAAAGATCTCCCGGGCGAGCCGGTTGCGATCCCGCTCTTCAACCCGCCCGGCGTCACGGAGCCGAACTTCGGCCCGGACTTTGGAAAGCCCGAGCGGCTCCTCTCGCCGACGCCGATCATCGGGACGGTTTCCCTGATCACGGAGACGATCGCCAACTTTGATTTCGGATTCTGCGGCCAGGACATCCACCAATTCAACGCGACGGGCGTCGTGACCGCCGGGCCGATCGAGAACAACCCCTACTTCGACTCGATCCATTGGACTCGGACGCCCTCCTCTTACCTCCTCTCGGGCGAGCCGAAGCGGTTTTATCGGATCTACGCGCGCGCCCGGTGGGCGCCGGCGACGAAGGACGTCCCGGGGCACTTCCGCAAAGGCATCGAGATCCGCGAGCTCACCACCTCCGACGGCGGGACAACCTGGACGCTCGCTTCGCTCGGCCAGAACCTCGCCAACTATCCCGAAGACACCGATGCGGCGCCGCTGGTCGGCCGGTGGGCCGCACGGCCGGACTTCAAGCTCTTCAAGCTCGTCGGATCCAACCGGCTCTACTGCTGGACCGACCCGATCAAGAACGAGTGCTATGTGCTCGCCGATACGAGCGAGGCGCGCACCGCGTCGACCTTCTTCCCGCCGCCGCCGTCCTTCATTCCGAAGGAGTCCGTCGGCTCGCCGATCGGCTCCTCCGGCTTCGTGACGGAGGGTGCGGGCTCGGCCACGGCCTGGTTCTTCGCCGACCGCCGCGACACCCTGGGCGTCGACCTCTGGTACTGGAACGGCTCGGCGATGCTTCAGGCTACCGTCGCGGACACCTCTGGCAAGGGCTTCCCGAACCTCCAGGGCGGCGACTTCATCAATGCGATCACGGATGTTCTGAACAACCGGCGGCTCCTCTACGTGATGGTCGGGAAGTCGCTCTTCGTGATCGCCTACACCTGGGACTTCGAAACCGGGACGTTCACTTCGACGGATTGGCAGATCGTGGAGCTCGACGCGGCCAACTACGACCAGGCCGCCGAGCTCCAAGCCGGCGCCTCTGGGGAGCTGTGGGCAACGACCGGCGCCCTCGCTTGGCTGACCGGGCCCGTCCAGCAGGCCAACCCAGGCGAGCCCGACTACACCGCGGCCTCGAGCTCCGCGATCGTCGCGACGACCAACGCGATCGACATCGTCTCCAACGCCGCCGTTAACATCGTGGACATCGCGGACTTCGACGGCCTCTCGGTGGGCGCCGCGCTCTCGGAAATGATCCTCGTCCGGGGCTACCAGATGCTCGCGGAGGCCGACCAGGATTTGATTAACGACCCGGCCGCCTACGACCCGATTCCCGTCGTGCGCTTCCGGCAGCGGTTGGTCCCCTTCCCAACGGTCCTCGATCTCTCGAAGGTGACCGAGCAGATCGAGTCGGGAACCTGGCTCGAGAACTACTCGAGCGTCCAGGTACAGAACAGCCGGCGGCCGCTCGTCGCGCTCGAGCCGGTGGGCTCCGACTCGCGGTTGACGACGCTCGAAGGCGTCAACTTCACGATCTCGGTCCCCCGCAACGCGAAGAGCTCCGGGCTCTCGATCGACAACCGCTACATCGCGACGAAATCCTTCGCGCGACTCCTGGCGAACCTCTACGCGCAGGAATTCGCCATCCCGCGGCCTGGCGCGACGCTCGTCGTCGTCGACCCCTATGCGCTCGGCATGGGGAAGGTCTTGAAGCCGTGCGATTGGATCAAGTACCTCTTACAGCCGCCCGACGGGGTCAATCCGGCGGCCTACCAGACCGGGCGCGTCCTCTCGATCGACTACGCGCTTGACCATGGCCTGACGACCTTGAAGGTGGCGTGATGCCGGTCTTTACCGGGCAGCCGAAAACGGTCGCGGGACGCAACGGGCACCCAGGCTACCGCGGCAAGGACGGCGGCGGCGGTGGAGGGATCTCGCTGACCCAGGCGATCCTCGGCTCGATCCTGATTCAGCAGTCCTCGACCAACGCGGACGGCTCGACGGACACCTTCCCGATGCCGACGCCGATTGGGACGCTGCTCGCCGGCGTCGTCGGCGGCGGGATCATCTTCCCCGGCGCCGGGTCCTGCTCGGTCGTCGGCGGCGCGTTGAAACTGCTCTACACACCGCTCCCGGGCGACCCGGCCAACCCGACAGCGATCAAGGTCGGAGCGATCTTCCTGCCGTGAAGAAACTCCTCCTCGTCCTCGCGCTTCTCCTCGCCGCGCTTCCGGCGCGCGGGCAGCCGATCTTCTCGCTCTTTCAGAACGGCCGTGCGATTCCCGGCGCGGCGGTCGGCGACATCTACTGCACATCGACGACGGCCGGCGTGATCGTTCCGCTGCACCTTGGGAGTAACACCGAAGTCTTGACCGTCGACACGACCGTTTCGCCCTGCAAGCTGAAGTGGGCGGCGGCCGGCGGCGGAGCGACGTCCCCGCTGACGACGAAGGGTGACATCTGGGGGTTTTCGACCCTTGACGCCCGCGTGCCCGTCGGATCGGACGGCCTGCCGCTCGTCGCCAACTCCGGCGCCGCGCTCGGCCTCGGCTACGCGGTGCTCGGCGTTGCCGGCGGCGGAACGGGCGGCTCCTCGGCCAGCGGGACGCTGCTGGATAACATCACGGGCTTCTCCTCGACCGGGTTCATCAAGCGCACGGGTGCGGGCACCTACGGCTTCAACGCAAATCTCTCCGGCGTTGGCTCTTGCACGAATCAGGTGGCGACGGCGCTCAACGTCGAAGCCGCTCCGACCTGCACAACGATCACGGCGGCTTACACATCCGGCCTCGTACCAGGCACGCGAACGGTGACCGGAACTGCGCCGATCACCGTCGACGGTGATAACTCGGCGCACGACCTCTCGGCCGACCGCACCTGGGCCTGTTCTACCTGCGCGACGGCGGCGGCTACGCTGACCAGCAACGCGCCGGTGATTGGCGCAGCCGGTCAGGCGCTCGCCGTGACGACCGCAAAGACATTCCGCTCGGTGACCGTCTCGAACGTCGAGGGCGGAACGGGTCATGGAGACAGCGACTATACGATCCTTGCAACCGACCGGCTCGTCTACACCAACGCGGCGTTCACGGCGCCGCGCACCGACACGCTCCCGTCGGCCAACGCGGTCAACATCGGGGGCTGGATCACGGTCGCGGACCTTGCCGGGACGGTCACCGCTACGAACACACTCACGATCCAGCGCGCCGGATCCGACACGATCAACGGCGGCACGTCGATCGTCTTCAACTCGGCCTTCGCCTCGGCGATCCTCATCTCGGACGGATCGGGCAAGTGGAACGTCGCGAGCGGTGCTGGCTCGATCTCTGGCGGCGGCGGCGGCGGGGGCGTCACCGGGACGCCGGTCATTGTTCGGGACAACTTCGTCGCGAGCGGCGGGACAACCTACACGTCCTCCAACACGCCCTCCTCGAGCGGCACGATCTACGTCACGATCAACGGCTCGATCGCGAACACGCCGGTTTATTCGATCGCCGGGACGACACTCACGATCTCCCCGGCACTCCTTTCCGGAACGACGATTGCCTGGTCCTACTACACCTCGCTTCCGGTTTCTTCGGCGCACAACATCGAGACGTTCACGTCCACCGGCGCGACGGACTTCGCGCTCGCCCACAATCCAACCGCCATTGAGGCGGTCGGCTTGAACGGACTAACTCAGAATACGACCAACTATTCTCTGGTCGCTCCGAACATCACCCGCTTCGTGAACGCACCGATCTCCGGCGCGTCCGTAACCGTGGCTTATCTCTACTGACCGGAGGCAACGTGAAACGACTCGTCGGTTTTTTGTTCCTGACACTTATGACGGCGCTCGTGTCGGCGCAGTCGGTTGACTCCTCGCAGATCAAGCTCGGAGTGAACAAGGGCTTAGGCGGCGATGCGGTCAACGGCTTGAGCGTCAAAATCTATCGAAGCACGACGGCGCCGGCCTCTCCCCAGGCCGGGAACCTCTGGCTCGACACGAATACGTCTCCCGCTTCCTGCAAGGAGTACGACGGCGCGGCCTGGCAGGTGTGCAGCACCTACACGGTGCTTACGACTCAGGCGGACCTCACCTCCTTTCCAGCGAGCCCCTCGGACGGACAATTCTTTTACGACAAGTCTCATTTCACCATTTGGGTCTACGACGGCACGGCCGGCGCGTGGTACGCGGCGAACGGGACCGGGGCACATACAGGCTCCGCGATCGTGGACAACTTCACGGGGACGAAGATCACGGATCCGTCGGTAGGCACTTTCTCCTCGGCAGACAACGCGACGGCCGGCAACGTAACTGCGGGCGCGCACTCTTTCAAAATGACGTGCGCCAACTCAACCGGCGGGGAAACGCTCCCAACTGCGAAGACGGCCTCTGTGACCTACACGGCCTCGCACTCGATCAACCTCTCCAACATCCCAACCTGTAGCGGCGGCCCGACGACGACAGCTCGACGGGTCTATATGTCGAAGGCCGCGCAGGACTTGAGCGGGCCGTGGTATTGGGTCCTCACGATCGCGGACAACACGACCACGACCCTGACGGCCCAGGCCGGGCTCTCCGACGCGAACCTCGTCCTGCTCGTCACGAAGACCAACTTTTCGGCTGCGCTGGATGCCAGGTGGACCGTAACCAATACCACCGCTTCGACAACGAGCGGAGGGTGCGGTGCGACCGGAAGCTCGATGGTCTGCAAGAGCTCCAACAGCGCGCCGCCGAATTCCTTCGGCAGTTCGACGACCGATCCGACCGTCCGGGCTGCGGTGGACATTAGCCCGTACAAAACGGGCGACTACACGATCCAGTACCGGATCACCAACCTGACGCTTTCCGGGGACTCGGCAGACGGCACGATGAACAACCCGGTGCTCGGGATTCTGAGGGTCAACAGCGCGGACAACGAGCGCGGCTACTGGATCGGCCTCGGCAACGACAACGGGTGCAACGGGGGCGGCGCGACGGCGTTCACCTGGACGAGTCCGCTCGGGGCCGACAACACGGGCTACGTCCACATGACCACGCGAACCGCGGCGGCGGCCAATTGGGGGACAACGGGAACGTGCGCTCAGAACGCGGTCAAGATCAGCCCTCACATCGGGACGTCCATTTGGGTGAAATTCGTCAAGCGGGGAACCTTCCTCAACGGTTTCGTCGGCAAGGACGGAGTGAATTGGGTCGCGCTCCCGTCCTGCATGGAGACTCAGCTAAACGCCAACAACTGCTCGGCGGGGGAGCGTTTCGACATCACCACGCCTAACCCGACGCAGTTCGAGATCGACGTCATGAATTCAAACGCCAACTCCAGCACCCGCCACTACATCGAGATCGACCAATTTACGCTGACCGTCAACTGATGAAGCGACTTCTCCTTCTTCTCGGTGCCTTCGTCCTGCTGACCGCGGGACCCATGACCGCGCCGTCGCCCCGCGCGCTGCGCATCACCAAGACCTGCCCCAGCTCGGCCGGGCCGGGTGACCTGGTGACCTGCTCCTACACCGTGACGAACATCTACGCCTCCGACGGCGTGTCCAACCTGCGCGTCACGCAGACCGTCCCCTATCCGGGCGGCACCTCGACGCTCGTCGACTGCAAGCTGTGGGACGGCTCGGTCACGACCGACCTGGGCTCCTTCGGCTCGACCGACGGCATGGGGCACCCGATGGACTCCTGCTCGAACACGGTCGACGAGACGATGCCAGCTGGATGCTCTGGCACCTACAACGACCTGATCTCCGCACTCGGTGACGCGGCGGACGCCTCCTGCACTGACTGTGCCTCGGGCTTCGACGCGGCCTCCATCGCGCAACAGACCTGCACGCCGACGCCTGCCGGCACCGCAACGCCTACGCCCACGCCGACGCCGCCCGCGACCGCGCGGCTGATCGTCTCCAAGATCTGCCCGGAGCACAATCCGGGCGCCGGCGCGCAATACACCTGCAACTTCTCTGTCCAGAACCGCTCGCCGTCCAACGTCGACAGCCTCGTCGTGACAGACACGGCGCCGGCTCCTGGCGGGACTCCCGTTACCATCTCCTGCATCCAGGGCGGCGTTGCGACAGCTACCCTCGGACCCTTCGGCGGCACATTCGACACCTGCACCGGCTCGATCTCGCTGACGAACGACGCATGCACGACCGGACCGGCCTACCTCCGCTTCGACGAGATCGACGCCTCGGGAACCGATTTGGATCTCGGGATCACGATCACCGGCTTTAGCCGCGACTACGTGATCGTCCCCAACTGCGCCACGCCGACCGGGACGCCGCCGACCTCCACTCCGACTTTGACGCCGACGCCGACAGTGACCGGAACGCCCCCGACCGCGACGCCGACAGTGACCGGAACGCCCCCGACCGCCACAGTGACGCCGGTCATCGGGACACCGACGCCGACGCCCGTCGCGGCGCTCTGTGGCGGCGCGCTCTCCGTCTCGGTCGTCGGCGTCTCGACCGGCGGACGCAATCAGCGCCTTCCCTACGGCGTTTCGGCCTCCGGCGGCACCGCGCCGTATACCTTCGCCTGGTCCTGCAACTTCGACCGCTTCCGCCCGGTCTTCGTCGCCGGCGGCGCCGGGACGACATCCAGGATCAACTGCTCCTATCCGAATACCGGCAACTTCATCGTAGAGGCGCGCGCGATCGACGCGACCGGCAAGCGCGGACTCTGCGGGATCAACGTCGCGATCTCCGACATCCCCTGCTGCACGCCGATCCCAACCTTCGGACCGACGGTGACCGGGACGCCCCCAACGGTGACCGCGACGCCAACGATCACACCGACGCGCACGCCGACTCCGACGGGCACGCCTACGATCACGCCCGGCGGCCCGACTCTCACACCGACGCGGACGCCCACGGTGACGCCGACGGTGCTCGGGACGGCCTGCAATGTGACGACCTCCGGGATTGTGAGCGTGGGCGGCGTCCCGCCCGTCTACAACGGCCGCTACGTGATGCAGAAGACCGACTTCGGTTTCCTCTGGCTCGACACGGGTTCGGGCTCGCTCGGGCCGAACGTCTGCGGCCATGTCCAGGTGGAGTCCAAATGCGGCGTCGGACAGCCCTCGGCTTCGACCAACATCTACGTCTTGGGCGACTGCAACGGGATCACCAACATCAGCTCCTCCGGGTCGATTGTCCAGGCGCAGCAGTTCTCCGGCCAATGCGGGGCGGCGAGTGACGGGTGCGGCGGGCCGCGCGTCGACGGGACCGGCATGTTCGACTTCACGCTGGGCACCTGGGCCTACACGGGGCGCGACTCAACACTCCTGCCCGGCTCCGGACAGAGCGCGGACCTCGTCGG